TGATGACCCTTACTATGGAATCCCACCTTTGAGTGCAGCGACAGATGTTCTGTCGTTTGAAACTTCACGCCTTAAGTACGCCAATCAATTCTTTATTAACGGAGCTATCCCTACAGGTGTGTTAGAAACTGATAGCAATCTAGGAGACTCCCTTCTTAAAAAACTAAGGTCTGAATGGTCTAACTTACATAGAGGCGTTTCTAATAGCCATAAGGTAGCTATCTTGCAGGGAGGTTTGAAATACAGAAACATAGCCTCTCCCATCAAAGATCTAGATTTTAAGGCTCTTAAAGAGGTAACTAAGGAAGACATACTTACTATTTACAAAGTTCCTGAGAGCGTTCTGGGCAACCAGTCGGGGACGGGTAGTAATGAAGGAAAGTCTGCCTTGACAGCGTTCTGGAGAGGCAGCCTTGTACCTAGACTTAAGCGTATAGAAAGTTGTCTTAACCGAGGGCTGTCTATAGATGTATTTGGGCAGGGAAAATTTTACTTCGAGTTTAATATCAAAGAAATCGAGGCCTTACAAGAAGATAAAGTAGCGCAATCTCAATACCTTAAAGAGATGATGGGGTCTAGTGTACTAACTGCTAATGAGTGTAGAGCCGTGCTTGGGTACCCTAGAATCGAAGATGAATACGCTGATAAGTTGTTGATTTCTAACAGTTTTTTTGGAAATGCTTTGTTACCGGCAGACGCAGCTACTGCTGCGGCTAGTGCTGGAGGGGCTGGTAGTACTCAAGAAAAACCAGCTGTTAAGCCTATTGTGGCACCTAATCCGTCAAAACCTAAGCCAGCAAAAACTACTCCTGAAAAGAAGCCTAAAAAATAATTTTATTTTTATTTAATAAAAATAACCGTATAAACGTATATAATAGTATAGAGGGATTAATGAACATACTTGCTACTCCTACAGCAAAGGAGTATTTTGGAGTACTTGAATGAGCAACCTTATAGATAAAAAAGAATTTAAAATAATTGCCCCCTTTGAGGTAAAATCAGAAGAGTCCACTGGTGAGATACTTACGCTAGAGGGCTTTGCAAACTACATGGGTGAGCCTGATTCTAACGGGTATGGCACCTATTCAGATCTTCAAGATGATACGGTACAAGTGAAAGGAATAGACCTTTCCATCTACAAGATTAACCCTATAGTTCTTCTACAGCATGATAAAGCACAGCCTATTGGAAAATGCGTTAAGATAGAAAAACGAAAAAATGGTTTGTGGGTGCGTATAGAAATTTACAAAGATGCTTGTGATGAAAAAGATTTCAACAGGATAAAGAATGAGATAATTAAGTCGTTTTCAATTGGGTTTATGGCCTTGAAAACTGAGCTTAAAGAAACAGATTCTGGAAACTTCGTTAGATACATTATGAAGTCTAGACTGCTAGAGATATCGTGTGTATCAATACCGGCATCATCTCCATCTGTGTATAGCGTTATTAAATCAATTGATGGTGAGGGGTTCTATACAGAGCAGGTAGAAGACGAGGAAACTATTAGTAATACCAATTCAGATACTACATCAAATACCAAAGAGGAACTAACGATGAATATTAAACTGAAAAGGGCTGATCTTCTGACTGAGGCAGATCTAGATACTTTTAAATCCCTTGGGGGAAATACTGAGGAAGAAGTCGAAGTAGGCCTTTCCGATTTTATTAAAAGTATCGTAGCTAGAGAAGTTGCTGATATTCTAGCTGCTAAAGAATCTGCTCAGAAAGAAGCTGAGGCTAAAGCTCAAGAAGAGGCAGAAGCCAAAGCACAGGAAGAGGCTGAACTTAAGGCTGCAGAAGAAGCGAAACTTGCCGCAGAAGCAGAGGCGGTTAAATTGGAAGAAGCAAAAGAACTGGAAGCCGAGCTGGTTGAACTTAAAGCTCTCATAGACGAACTCCGAAGTTTGGCGACGGAAGAGAAATAATAACTAATTATTAGGAGATAGAAAAAATGAACGAAATTGAAGTTCTTAAACGTGAAATTGCTGAGCTTACTCAGCTGATGCAAACTAAGGCGCAGGCTGGGCAGTCCGCAGAAGTTAAAGAGCTTAGCGAAAAATTCGCAGCTCTTGAGTCTGCCGTTGCTGAGCGGAAGTTCAAATTTGATACCGCTGAGAAATCTCAGGTTGGTATCTCTAAAGAAGCTGAGAAGAAGCTTGACGAACTTTTCATTGCCTCTGCTCTGCTTGTCCGTAAAGATGGCCGGCTCGACAAAGATGCTTACGCATCTATCGCTGCTGCTCCTGACTATCGTGACGTACTCAAGGACGCCGTAGCTCTCCCTAACCAGGGTACTAGCTCTTCGCAGACTACTGCTGATGCAGTAGGTGGCGACTTTATTCCTTCTGGGTTCTCTTCTACCCTTCTTGAAGAAATCTGGCTCAAACTTGAAATCGCAGCTCTGTTTGATCGGTTCAATATGACCGCTTCAACCTACACCTTCCCGTTTGCACCTGACCGTTTGGTTGCTCGTAAAGGTACTGAGGGTGCTGCGGTTTCTAAAGACCGCTTCGCAACCGACCAGATTATCTTCACCGCGAAGAAAATCATGGCGAACGTTGACTTCACTGACGAAATCGAGCAGGACAGCATTATAGCTATGCTTCCTCTTGTTCGTCGGAAGCTCATCGAAGGGTTCGCTATTGGTCAGGAGCAGATCTGTCTTAACGGTGATGTTACCTCTGGTGCCACTAACATTAACGGCGACCTAGATAGTACTCCGCAGGATATTCGCCTCACTGTGTCTGGTATCCGTAAGTCTGGTGCTTCACATATGTACAGCCTGGCTTCTGGTGGGCTGAGCGCCGACAACCTTCGGCTGCTTCGTACTAAAATGGGCAAGTATGGTAAAAACCCGTCCGACCTGTGCTACATCGTTAGCATGCAGGACTACAACAAGATTCTTGGGTTTGCAAACTACCAGACCCTTTATCAGTATGGGCCTAACGCAGTAATCTTCACCGGAGAACTCGGAAGACTTGACGGAATCCCTGTTATCGTTACAGAGCTTCTGCCTTCGTCTGACGGTACTGCTACTACCGGCGTTAATGCCTCTGGCATTACTGACGCTACTGCAGAAAACAATGTCAAAAACATCTGTGGCCTTGTTAACAAGAATGCGTTTATGTGGGGAGATCGTAAATCGTTCGGTCTCGAAACCTTCCGTAACCCGTTCAACCAGATGACCTCCCTCATTGGTAGTCAGCGTCTAGACTTCCAGAAGGTTCTTACTTCTACCGATCCTACTGCGGTTTGGGGTATCAACTACTAAGATTAAATACAGAGGGGCTGTTCGCAGCCCCTCTACTCCTAAGAGGTTTGTGTGGAACTACTTTGTATACAAAAATATAATGATATTAGATTTACACTTCTTCCAGGCGATACCACTGAAAAAGTTCCTTACCTTGATGACGAGTTTAAACTGGATCTATTGATGGACTATCCCGGTAACTTCAAGCTAATTAAAATGGAAGAAGCGCCAAAGGAATTCAAGATAGAGCTAAAAGAAGACAAACTAAAGAGTAAGATAACTAAGAAATAGAGGCTTACATGGCATTCACTACAGTAGACAACGTAACACTATTTCTGAATAATCCTACACTAAGCCGTCCTCATGAGCTGCTTATCCCGATGCTAATTTCTATGATTGATGGTTCTATTAAGAATTATTGTGGGTGGGAAATATCGGCAAAGGATTATGTTACAAAGTTTGATGGTAACGGCACCAATACCTTAGACCTTAGAGTTTACCCTCTTAATACATTAACTAGTCTTACTATAGATGGTGAGGACTATACTGAAATAGTATCACTTAACGAAGCAGATGGTGAGCTTTATTTTGACAGCAACGTTGGATCGGTATTTACTGCTGGGAAGCAGAATGTAGTAGCCAGTTATAATGCCGGGTTTACCGCTATACCCGCTGATCTAGAATACGTAGCAACTTACCTTGTAGTACTAAATTTTAATCGCATCACTCAGGAAGCTATTGGAGTTTCAGAAGATACGTTCAACAATGTTAAAGTAAAGTATGATCCTTCTGATATTCCTAAGCTAGTAAGTAATGCGCTAGATATGTACAGACGACGCTCTGTATACTAAGGGGTTGCCGTGCGAGGAGCTAAAAGTTCTGCTGACAGGATACTAAAAAGAGTAGGTATTATAGATGGTGAAGGCAGGATATACAACGTAGACTCTGCCACTTACAACTACGGTTATATTACCGTCAACCCTTTGGCCACAACTCCTTTTTCTAGGAGTATTGTACATAAAGGGTGGTTCTCTGGGACTTCTGATATAAGTAACGGAGACCTTCTGCAAGACCGAGGTGACAACCTCTACTACCTTGTAATGTCGGTTAAGCAAGAAATTGATTCTGGCGCTTCTGCTTACATAGATGGAACGCTTTACTTAGCTAACAGGGTTGTAAACATATATAGGTTTTCTGATACTTCTAAGAACTTCTTTGGAAAGGATGTTTCGGCTGGCCCTAGTGTAGTAGTTGAAAATATACGGGCTATGATTACTCCAATAGCATTGGATGTACTTGAACAGCCTGACCAGACGTTGATTAAAGCCAAGATTAAAGTAGTTGTTCAGGCTAAGTATGGAGTTAAAGTTCAGGATAGAATAACCACAACTTCTGGCGGCAACTATAAAGTAGTTTCTGTTGACAATGAATCTTTAGAGGGATTAACCGTACTGTACGTAGATGAGGATATTCGGTAATGAGTGTAGTGTCTCTGACAGCTAACAAAGCAGACTTAGACAGGATAGCTAAAAAGCTTACTGCCTTTTCTAAGGAACTTAAGGCACCAAGAGGACTATTGTTCACATATAGGTTATACCTGCTAAACGAATACAAAGAAGCTATAGCTGGAGCTATGGGTTCTGTAAATGCTGTAGACGGGGGAATGGCGCAGATAAACTTTATGAAACCAATTTCCGTTTTCTGGAAACCACTAACTCCATTTACACTTAAAGACAAGTCTATTAGGCATGGTGGGACAAAAAGAAGTTTGACTATATGGGAAGATTCTGGAGATACTAAGAAGGCTGTACGTGTATTTGAAAATGAAGGATTCGCCGGGATAAGTAGAGCAGCAAACCCTATAGAATACGAAAGAGCACTTAGTGTAGAATACGGCAATTTTATCTGGCAGGAATCCAAACAGATCAAAGGAGCAGCAAGAGCACTATTTACAATAGCAAATGAATCTTTTAACCAGAACAGAGACGTTATAGTAGAACAAGTTCTACTTAGGATAAGGGCTGCTAAAGAAAAGGTTAACTGGGGTGGTTAAATGGTAGGACTAGATGATGTAGAAGCAAGCCTTTTTAAATACCTCTATGATACGCTAGAAGTTGGAAAAGGTATTGCAGTACATGACAGTATAACGCTAGAAGATTTTTCAGCGTTTACTAAATGGGTGGTAATGGATACACTCAACACTTACGTAGGAGCACAACCTAAAACTCTTTATTTTCTAAGAGCCGCTGTACAACATGGAATGAAGAATGAAAGTACCGAACTTGCTAGTTTAGTTGACACGGTTGTAAATGAGGTAGATGGAGCGAACGTACCTATCTATGACTATGAAACTGAAGAGCTTGTCGGTAATATGAATATAACTGTAGATTCAATATCTCCTGCTATACCACATAGTAGTGGAGGTAGTTTTAGAAGTATAACACTTACTGTGACCTATGAAGGTCACGCTTAATTAACTTAATAGGAGAAATATATTATGGCTACTCTTGGAAAAGAATATCAGCCTAGGGTAAAAGATGCCGCTAACGTACTCGTAGGTGTTGCTCAGGTTAGGGTTGGACGACCTTCCGTGCGCGCTGCTGGTACTGCTGCTGTAAAGGCTGTGCAGTTTGTTGGAACAAGTGCTATTACTGTAGATACTTCTACTGGCACTAGTGTAGATATCGTTAGACCTAGTGATATGTCAACTGGTGGGACATTGCCTACTGGATGTACCTTGGCAGCTTCTGGCACGTACACTGGCGATTACGACGGTTGTTTTATTATTCGGGTAACTGACTCTACTACCGTTGATATTTACGGCCCGAATGCCTATAAGGATGCTGATGTTGCTATTTCTAGTCTTACTAACTACAATATGAAGTTGGCCGCTGCGACTACCTCTGGTGCTCTTATTTCGGGAACTCCGGCTACTTCGCCTACGGCTGGACAGACGTTTGTAGTTCCGGTCTGGTCGGGAACTGCTCAGGATAAGAATCAGACTGGTATCGTGTCTCCTTACTCGATGTTTTCTGGGTCTACTGAGTCGGTTGGTGGTTTGAAATCTGCTTCGTTTTCTCCTAAACTCGAATCCGTAAAAACCTTGGAAGCGGGGTTTCCGTCTGAGGTATTTGATAGGATAGTCGAGCGCACGTCAGTTGAAGTGGCTTTTGAGAGTTTTGAATACACCAACGATAACATTCAATATCTTAAAAATATGGTATCGGAAATTATTAACGAAGCTAAACTTCCGTCTGTGCCGGTTGAGATAGTGATGCGCACGCGCGGTAATAGCTTAATCAGCTTCTGGATCAATAATTGCAGTATTACCCAATTTCCGAGCTACTCCCCGATCTCCGATTATTCAGCCCTCACTTGGAGCCTCGGGACGACAAAGTTGACTGAGATAACAGGGGCCACTTCAGAATACAATGTCTGGCTTTCTAATGCTCCTATTTACACTGAACTTCTTTATACCCACTAGATAAGTATTTGATTTAACTAACTAAATTAAAGGGGCAGCGGATTGCAAGCCGTGGCAGAGTTTATCGCCTGCCAGCCCCTTTCTTAATTAACGATACTTTTGATAAGAAGGAGTTTAAGTGAAGACTTGTACTAAATGTAACAGAGAATTGAGTATAGATAACTTTAATAAAGATTCTAAGAACAAGAATAGGCTACAGACTGTATGCAAGGACTGCATGAAGATTTATCAAGCAGCCTGGTACCAAGCAAACAGAGCCAAAAAGTTGGAGCAAGGAAAACAATGGCGTATAGATAACAAAGAGCACCACTCGAAACAAGCCAAGGAATATAATAAAGCCAATAAAGATAAACAAGCCAAAGTAGCTAAAGAGTGGTATAATAACAACAAAGAGCATAGGCTTGAACTGTGCAGAATTTGGAATAGCAATAATAAAGATAAGAGAAAAATATATTCACACGTCCGAAGAGCATTAGTAGCCGGAATGCCCGGATCGTTCACTGTGGAAGATATAGAGCAATTAAAAATCGCACAAAATAACATTTGCCCTTTCTGCGGAGAAAGTATTAGTACTACTCATGAGATAGACCACATTATACCAGTAAGTCGAGAAGGGTCTTCTAATTTCCCTAGCAACTTACAACTTTTATGCAGAACTTGTAATAGACAAAAGCAGAACAAAACTAACGAAGAATTCCTACACTACCTTAAAATAACAGACAAAGCTAAATACAATACAGCTTTAAATATAAAACTAGAAGCAACTAAATTTCAGGAGGCAGCATAATTATGAGTTGGGAACGCATGAATGAAAAACTTTACTCCATCAGACTGAACGACAAAATGACAGATATCGAATGTCCCTACGGCAAGGTTGAAGCAGTATTTAAAGCTTTCGTTGGCGCAGGTGGCATCGTAACAGATGAAGGTGTCCAGACTGATATTGTTGGTCTGATTAACAATTTCGCAGTTGTAGGAGATATCATTCTTACTAAGTATGACGATAAAGGTAAGATAGTAGAAGAAGGCAACTGCAGGAATCTTTCAGCCTCAGAGATCAGCGAGCTGTTTGAGATCGGTTCAGATATAGTAGAGGGTTTTTTAAACACCATTTCCAAACTAAACCAGAAAAAGAACCTGGGAATGGTAGACGAAAAAGGTTCGGAAAGCAAGACGAAGAAGGACTAACGGTAGATGAGCTTATCCTTTCTTTAGCAGACTGGCAACCATCCGAAGCTATACTGTATAGGTGGAAATATAGTTGGCCTGAAATTCTAAAGTTCTTTAACCGCAAGCAAAAAGAGTATGTGGAAAAGAGATCGGTAGACTATGATTTCTTAGTACAATTAGCAACCGCTGCTCTGGGTGGGAAAAGTTCGGAAGAACAGGTAGGGGTAGACACTGGAGAAGGCATAGAGGAAATGACTGCGGAGCAGGAAGCTAATCTAAGAGCTATGTTAGGTGCAGATTTTAATACCGACTATGGAAATAATGAGAGTAGTTAATAAGTGGTGGGTTGAACTGGGTAAAGCCGAGTCTTGACCCACCATTTTTAGTTTTTATATAGGAGATGGGTATGCCAGCCAATGAGCGTTTAGGAATAGAAATACAATTTAACTTTGAAAAAAATCTAGAAGCCTCTATTTCTAAGATACAAGACGCTTTTAAGAAACTAAACGATCTTAAGATTGATCTTGGTATTAATAAACGTATTGGCGACGAGTTTAAAGGAACTGAGAAGTTCTTTGAAGAGTTTGCTAAGCAAAGTGGGCAGTCGTTTAACAAGTCAGCCGAAGACGTTAAGAAGTTTAAAGAGCAACTAGCCGCTCTTCATACTCAGTTGTCAGCTAGAAAGAATGCTTACAATCTATTGAATCTTGAAGGCGCTTCTACGGAAATCGACAAGCATCAAAAGAAGATAGCCGATTCAGTCAAAAAAGAAATTGAAGATAGAAATAGCGCCAATCAAAGAATTCTTAGAGCCTTCGCTGCGTACAAAGAGTCTAAACTAAAAGAAGAGGAGTCTCTTAATCAGAGGTCGCTTAGAGCTTTTGCTTCGTACCAAGAATCAAAAGATAGAGAAGAAGCAGCGGTTAACAATAGGAGCCTAAGAAGCTATGCTAGGTTTCTAGAAGCAAAGCAGTCTATGCTTGATAGGCATAACCGTCAGATTGAAACTGCGCGTAAGATGATGTACAAAGACCAAGCCGACGCGGCAATAGGGTCTGGTAGCGCCTCTGCGTGGTCTGCTTCTATATCTTCTAGGATGCAGAATATAGTTGGAGTAGACAACACCAAGTGGGCAAGTGACATAGCTACTCAAGCTAAGCAAGCCGACCACTTCATGCAGTCGTTAGCCAAGCAAGGCTTGCGTATGGTTAACGGAGAGCTAGTACAAATAACCAAAAGTGGAAAAGCTATGAACGATATGTTTTCTAAGCTTACCACTAGACTTATAGAGTTCTACTCAATCAGGAAAGTACTGTTCTTAATCTCTGGAGAGTTTCAAACTGCTTATCGGTCAGTAACAGATTTTAATCAGGCGCTTCACGACACTGCTGCTATTGCTAACGCTTCTAATAGTCAAATGGCTAAGTTATCAGAAGCTGCTCTTCAAATTTCTACACATTCTAAATTCTCTGCTGCTCAAGTAATGGAATCTATGAAGATGCTGGCACAGTCTGGCGTCGAGTCAAAGGATATCCCAGAGGTAGCAAGGGCGGCAGACTTCTTTGCCACAGGTACAGGTTCAACTGCGCAGCAAGCTAGCCAAGTATTAACTACAGCTATGAACGTGTGGAAGATAGAAGCCAAGGATAGCACAAAGATAACCAATATTCTTACTGCTGCTCTTAACGCTTCTAAACTAGAAGTAGGGGATCTTTCTACCTCCTTTAACTACTTAGCCAACCAGTCGGCGTTGTTTGGGAAGTCTATAGAAGAAACAACTGCGTTAATCGCAACTATGGCTAATCAGGGGATTAAGGCCAGCACTATAGGTACGTCTATGTCTCAGTTCATGACTAGACTAGCCGCGCCGACTCCTAAGTTTAACCAACTTCTTAAAGAGTATAATATAGCAGCAAAAGATATATCTCCGAAAACTCATACTATGGTTCAAATAGTAAAAACGTTTGAGGATGCAGTAAGTAGAACTGGAAAGAAGGGAGTAGAGGTAGAGCACATATTCCAGGCTTTAGAAGCTAGGGTAGGCAGAGGATTTGCTACGCTGGTACAGGCAGGTTCTGAAAAACTAGAATTAATGGAAAAGCGTATAACCAATACTAACGCTGCAGCCGTTGCGTGGAATGAGTCCATGAAGGGATTTCATGCCCAACTAAACGTGCTCCGTAGTGAGTTAGTAACAACGATTAACTCTCTACTTTCTGGGCTAGGTGAATCATTCAGGTCAATTGGCACCAAGATGCAAGACTTGCTTGTAGGTTTTAGAACAGGAACTGGAGAAATGGTAGTTCACGCTACTGCTATGACTACTGCTATCGCCGCCCTTTTCTGGACTTTGTATAGCCACCCTATTATAGCGGCTGTTTCATTAACCCTGGGCGGAGTTCTGTTTATTATAAAAGAGATAGGAGAAGCAGCAAACAAAACCGCTAGAGAGATCGAGGCAAGCACTACTAAGATGGCCGAGAACTCAGCTGAGTATCAGCGCAAAGCGGATGCCTTGTACACTATCTTAGGGTTAGTAGACAAAAACAACCTTGCAGAAGATGGAACTGTTAAAGTACAGGAGAAGAGCAGAAAGAAAATACAGGAACTTATAAATCTATACCCTACTTTTTTCAAGGAGCTAGACGCTAAGAAACTTAAGTACGATGATATTACCTCCGCTATTAGAAGAATGAATGAAGAGCGGGATAAAGAAATACGCAGGGATGTAGATAGCTACAACTCAAACGTACTTAAAACTGTACAGATTAGAAGAGAACTAGCTGACCTCGAAAAGGAAAGAGATAAAGAGTATGCAGAAGGTACTCAGGATTTCTTTGGCAACAAAGGTAGTGCTTTAGTAAATAGGAAAATAAAGAACAAGCAGATTGAGTTGCAGCAGGCGGAAAGTGCTATCAAAACACAAGATGCCTCTTTAGCCCCTAATGGTGAATACGGAAAATATTTCAACGCAGGGGCAGGGGAGTATCTTTACAAGAAGCTAACAGATAAAGAAAAAGCTGAAGAAAAGGACAGCACTAAGCCTGAGTACGTAGCTCCACTTTCTAAAACTGAAAATGGACTTACTTTAGAGGATAAGTT